CGTTGTCCGCCCCGGCCTGCTGGCCCTCTCCGAGGCCGTTGGCCCGCAGGTGGACACGCCCGAGGCCGAGGTGATGCTGCTGGCGATCGCCGCCCAGGAGAGCGCCCTGCGGCACCGCCAGCAGATTAACGGCCCGGCCCGCGGCTTCTGGCAGTTCGAGAAGATGGGTGGCCTCAACGGCGTGTTGACGCACGCCCGCACGGGCCCCCTGGCGGCGCGCTTCGTCGAAGGGATCGGGCTCAAGGTGGACCTGCACGCCCTGTGGGACGTGCTGCCCTTCTCGGAGCTGCTGCAGGTCGGCCTCGCCCGCCTGTTGTTGTGGTCCGACAACAACCCGCTGCCGCCGGTTGGGGCCAAGGACCGGGCCTGGGACTACTACCTGCGCAACTGGCGGCCGGGCAAGCCGCACCGGGGCCGCTGGGACGCCGCCTATGACGGCGCCGTCGAGCTGGTCCGCCTCGAACCCCTGCCCGAAACCCTGCGATGCGACGCCACGACCGTGCTGGACCGCATCGAATCCCTGTGCCGTGACCTGCGGAGCGCACTGCCATGAAGGACCTCAGAGAACTCGACGAGATGCCCGACGCCGAGCGCGACGTGTGGCGCTCCGAGCGGCTGCAGGTGCTCGGCACCAAGCTGTTCCGCCTCGCCCAGGAGCAGGTGCAGCGCCGCCAGACCGTCGAGCAGCGATGGTTCGAGGACCTGCGGCAGTACAACGGTCAGTACGACCCGGACACCGAAGCCCGGCTCAAGAGCACGACCGAGAGCCGCATCTTCGCCAACGTCACGCGCAGCAAGACCAATCAGGCCGAGGCGCGGCTGTTCGACATGCTGTTCCCGACCGACGACCGCAACTGGGGCATCAAGCCCACACCGGTCCCGGAGCTACAGGACTACGCCGACGAGGAGAAGCCCGCGATCGACGCCGAGACTGGCGCCCAGGTCGTGGACCAGGGCCAGCCCATGACGGTGGGCGACGTGGCGAAGAAGCTCATGGACGAGGCGAAGAAGCGCGCCGAGGCCATGACCGAGGAGATCGACGACCAGCACACCGAGGCCCGCTACCAGAGCAAGGCCCGTGACGCCATCCACGACGCCTGCGTCTACGGCACCGGTATCCTGAAGGGCCCGGTCGTCGTCGGCCGCGAGCGCCGCGCGTGGCAGCCGGTGACGGACCCGATGTCGGGCGAATCGGTCCATGTGCTGCAGATCGTCAAGGACAAGCGGCCGGGCGTCGAGCACGTATCCGTCTGGGACTTCTTCCCGGACATGAGCGCGACGTGCGTCGACGACGCCGAGTTCTTCTTCGAGCGTGCCTACCTGACGAAGCGCGACGTGCGCGCCCTGGTCGACAGCCCGCACTACCTCAAGGATCAGATCGCCCTGCTGCTGAAGGACGATGCGCGCTCCACCCAGGTGGCGAGCGACCATCTCAACAAGCTGCGCGAGATCAGCGGCCTCGAAGGCCCCAACTCCGACAACCGCTACGAAATCTGGAAGTACAGCGGTCCGATCGACAAGGAGGACGTGCTGGCCTGCGGCTGCGAGCTGGACGACACCCAGCTCGACGACCCGCTGGTCGAGGTCTACGGCACGGTCGAGTTCTCCGGCTCGCACGTCATCAAGGCGTACCTGTCGCCGCTCGACACCAACGACATGCTGTACAGCGTGTTCTGCTTCGAGAAGGACGACAGCAGCATCTTCGGCTTCGGCGTGCCCCGAATGGTGAACAACCCGCAGCGGGTGATCAACGCCGCGTGGCGCATGATCCTCGACAACGGCGGGCTCTGCGTCGGCCCGCAGATCGTCTACAACAAGTCGCTGGTCCGCCCGGCGGACGGCAAGTGGGAGCTGAAGGGGCGCAAGCTCTGGGAGCTGGTAGACAAGACCCGCTCGGTCAACGAAGTCTTCGGCATGTACGAGATCAACTCGCACCAGGGCGAGCTGGCGGCGATTTTCACCCTGGCGAAGCAGCTCGCCGACGAGGAGCCGAGCCTGCCGATGCTGGCCCAGGGCGAGCAGGGCACGCAGACGACCCGGACCGCGCAGGGCATGACGCTGCTGATGAACTCGGCGAACGTCGTGCTGCGCCGGGCCGTCAAGAACTTCGACGACGACGTAACGACGCCGATGATCCGGCGCTTCTACGACTGGAACATGCAGTACAGCGAGAAGGAGGAGATCAAGGGCGACTTCGAGATCGACGCGCGCGGGTCAAGCGTGCTGCTGGCGAAGGAGGTGCAGGCCCAGAACCTCATGGTGCTGGCGACCAACTTCGCCGCGCACCCGGTGTTCGGGCCGATGACCAAGGGCGCCGAGCTGTTCCGCAAGATCGTCCAGGCGCACCACATGTCGGCCGACGACGTCGTTAAGACCGACGAAGAGATCGAGGCGTTCATGCAGCAGATGCAGGAGGCCGCTGCCGCACAGCAGCAGCAACCGCAGCAGCAGGCCGGTCCGGCCGGCGCCGATCCGGGAGTCCTGCAGGCCCAGCACCAAGCCAAGATGGAGCAGCTCAACTTCGAGCGCGAGACCAAGATGCTCCTGGCCGGCGTGGACCGCGAGATCCAGCTCATCAAGCTGGCCGAGGCTGGCAAGATCACGACGGCTCAGCTCGAAGCCAAGCTGGCCGAGCGGGCCATGAGCGTGCGCGCCGACCGGGAGAGCCAGGAGCGTGAGATCGAGGTCAAGACCCGCTGGGGGACCGGACTGTGAACGCACTCCCGTTCGGGCCGGGCTCCCCGGTATGGCTGTACGTGCAGACCTGGGCGCGGGGCCGGATCGAGGCCCTGCACCTGGACCTGGAGGCGTCGCTCGGGGCGGAGGCCACCGAGCACGTTCGGGGCCAGATCACCGCATTGCGCGACCTACTTAACCTTGTCGAAACCGATACAACGGCGATCGTCGCATCTGACCCCTACGAGAAGGTGCAACTTTAGGCGTCGGCCGGCTCCCCGAGGACCCGCCCGGCTTCCTTCCACCAAGCCCGCCGCGAGGCGCGCCGAGGAACCAGTAGATGACGGAACAAGCAGAACCGAAGACGGAGGAGAAAGACGAGTTTTCCAGTGCCTTTGCCGAAGCGGCGGAGGCACGCACGCCTGCGGATACGCCGGACGAGCTGCCGGACGCGCCGGAGGTTGAGACCGAAGTCGAGGCGAGCGCCCCGGAGCAGGGCTCCGAAGCCGCCGATGACACCGATGTCTGGACGAACGTCCCTGAGACCGCACGCCGGGCCTATCAAGAGGCCCTCGAAGAGCGTGAGCGGCTCCGGCACTCCGTCCATTCCAACGCAGGCCGGGTGTCCGCCCTGCAGCGGAAGATCAACGAGCTGGAGACCCAGCTCGTCGGCGGGGCCCGCCCCGCCACCTCGCAGGCCGCGCCGTCTGGCACCCAGCCAACCGCGCAGCAAGTGCGTGATGCAATGCAGACCCCCGAGCAATGGGCGTCGTTCTTGGAGGAGTACCCGGAGGTTGCGAAGGCAGTCGATGCCCGCATCCAGTCCCAGTTCAGCCAGATCCAACGGGATCTAAACCCGCTGCGCGAAGATGCGCAGCGCCGCGCGCAGGTCGAGGCCGAGCAATTTCAGCGTTCCCAGTACGGAGCCCTGGAGCAGGCTTACCCGCAGTGGCGCCAGACGATCAACACGCCCGAGTTCCAGAGCTGGTACCAGACTCAACCCGCCTCGATCCAGAGCCTCGTTGAGTCCGACTATGCGGATGACGCAATCGCCCTCCTGAACTTCTATTCGAGTTCCAAGGGCGCGCCGGCGACGAGCGGGCGCATTCACGACATTCAGGCACAGCGGCAGCGCCGGCTGGAGCAGTCCGTTGAAACCCGCGGCAGACAAGGGGCCGAGCGCCCTCTCGCGGAGGACGACTTCAGCAGCGCATTCAAGGCCGCAGTCGCCAAGAAAATGCGAGGTAACTACTGATGGCAACGACCACCTATGGTGATATTTCCCAGCGCACGGCGGCCTACGCGGCAGTCGACATGCTGGCCCACGCCGAGCCGATCCTGGTCCTGTCCAAGTTCGGCCAGAACAAGCCCCTGCCGAAGAACAAGGCCGACACGGTCAAGTTCCGCCGGCCGGTCCCGTTCGCCGTGGCAACTGCGCCGCTGACCGAGGGCGTGACCCCGATCGCGAAGCAGATGTCCTACGAGGACGTGACCGTCCAGATCCAGCAGTACGGCGACGTTATCGAGATCACCGACAAGGTCGACGATCTCTCCGAGGACCCGGTCCTGAAGGACGCCTCGATGCTGGCCGGCGAGCAGGCGGCCGAGACGATCGAGATGGTGACCTACGGCGTCCTCAAGGGCGGCACTGGCGTTCGCTACGCGAATGCCGTGGGCGGCCGGTCGAGCGTCGTGGCAGCGATCTCGCTCAACGACATCCGCTCGTGCGTGCGGTCGCTGAAGGCCATGCGGGCTCGCCCGCTGACCTCGATGCTCTCGGGCTCGCCCAACTACGCGACCAAGCCCATTGAGGGTGGCTACGTAGCGTTCTGCCACACT